CGGCATTGAGAAAATTTTACCTACAGGTTTCTCTAACGCCATGAAGAGTATTCGCTACGCAACTGAAGGCGCTAACACCATGCGCGGCGACCCAATCGTTGGTGAAATGTCGTACGCCAATGCGGCGGGGCAGTTCTTTGGTTTTGCCCCTGCGGAGTACACCCGCCAGCTAGAAATCAACGCCAACGTAAAGGGTATCGACCGTGCTGTCAATGAGAAGAAGACTAAGTTACTGCGCAAATACTACATGGCTATGCGCATGGGCGATACCGTAGCAGGCGATACTATTATGGAAGATATGCGAAAGTTTTCCGAGCGCCACCCCGGAGTTGCTATCACCATAGATACTATCCTCAAGTCTATGAAACAGCATGCGCGAACCAGTGCAACGATGTACAGTGGTATTACGCTTAGCAAAGGCATGATGTCCGCACTCATGGCTAACATAGCCGAGTACGAAGGCGAAGACGAGGACGAGTAAAAAGAGCCCCCGGTGTAGTGCCGGGGGCTAATCAAGGAGAACGAAGTGACAGACAACTGTCGCTGGTGATGGTATCACAATTGTCTCCATATGCGTACCCCCCATTTCCCTACCTCAATACCGGGGCGGTAGTGCATAGTCCAGCCCTTTGCAGACGTTACCTCATGCACTTGCCTAACAAGTTCTAGGGTGTTGACACACGGTATAAAGACCGAAGCCCCTACACCGAACCTGTCCCACGGGATAACGATCCGCACCCCGTCGGGTGCAAGGTCATCAAGCCGAAGTCTGTTTAGCGAAGATCGTGGCGTTTGTAGCCAACTGCTCTTCAGTTTCATCGGTCATAAACCCAGAACAATCTATCACCAAAGTATCGGTGGGCGGTAAGTTAACGTGCGTACCTTTGCCTAAACGTACTTTTGCTTTAGTCGCCTTAGTACGCCCAGCCTTTAACTCTTCCACAATACCGCCGTAGTTCAACTGTTGCTTGCCGCACCAAGCCTTAAACGGTTTAGGTAGTAAGAACAGCTTCTTCACGTCGTACTCATAACGGGCGACGAACTGCCCTCTTGGGGTAGCCTCCGGCAGGATTAAATGGTCAAGTCCAATCGGTTGCTTACGTGCATCGTCCGTACTCTTGATGCGTAGCATGTTGTTGTAGTTCTCAGACAAGTAGTCGGTAAGGGTTGATTCAACGTCCACATTCATCTCGCGCACTTCACTACGTTTTTCTTTCAGTACCCCTACGATGAACTTCACCAGTGCGGGAATATCAAAGTCGTGCAAACCAGCGCGCTTAGCAACGATAGCCCCAGCAATAGTGGTCGATGCTTGCGCAGAATAAAACCGGTTTTCTGCGGTCAACCCTGCCGCCGCATCCAGCTTTCGGCGGGTCTCTTCCAACAGCAACTTGACGGCTTCCATGTTGTTGAGCACGTACTGAATAAAGATAGTTCCAGCAAAGCCGTAGTTATCTTTTATAGCGGCGCTGAACACATCGGTCTCGTCTTTTGTAGCGAACTGCACGGGCGTTGCACGGTACTCAAGAATCCGCTGTGCCTCTGCTTGCGGCATAGACTTGTATAGCGAGATCTTCTCGATCAGGCTGGCGTTACCCGTAGAGCCAAATGACATCTTCCACGGCTCACCGCGCACCCGTTCGACGTTACCTTGAGGCCCCATGCGGTTACGTTGTTGCCCACTAGGAAGTTGGTACGCCCAGTCCGACAGGTCGCTCGGCTTGGTGTTGGTCATCTCGTCCATGTACCCTACGATGTTCTTGTACACCTCGGCACGGTTCATCTTTGAGTTAAACGTGTCACGCTCTTGCATGACCAGCAGGTCGGGGACGCCCCACACCGACGCGCCAGCGTACATAGCGGTCGTCTTACCTAGACCAGAACCCGGGCTGTAGACGTGAAACACACATGCGTTGATTGGCTGAAACTGCATCAGCGTTGAACCAAACGTCAGACACGCCATGTACTGGTGCAACTCCATACCGGGGCGGTTATAAAAGTTAAAAGTATTTCTCCAACCCTCGTACGTACCTCTAGTCTCAAAGATCGGAAACAACAGCCTAGTTGACGCCGACGGCGCATTAATTTCGATCCGGTCTTTAAATATTTCTTTGTTACCCATCACGAACGATTCGTTGCCGGGAGTCCAACCAAACTGCCTACGAGATTCCGTGGCCTCCGATGTGAACTGCAAATTGTTAACCCACTTCATAAGATACTCCTGTATTGCACCTACATTTAAAACTGCTACCCCGTTCTGGGCTACGTACTTACGGCACTCGTCTTTAGTCCCTATAGCCGCCAACGGTATCGTGAACTCTCGCACACCATCGCGGGGTAGATGTAACCGTAGCACCAATGACTCGCCAAGCTCGGGATCATGCAACCTACGCACGACGTACAAGTCATTGGCGTAGATCAGTAAGTCTTTGGGCTCGTCGTCTTCACCCTTACCGCGCATGAACACGCCGCCGTTCTTCCCGCGAAAATATGGTTCGGGGTATTTTGGAATGACGTATGTGTGCGGGTTTGGGTCACCTGTACCAATCGCTGGCTGGACTACGATATTGTCTTCTTCGCTGGCCTCAATAACCTCACGGCCTAGCGCAATCGGTGATTTGATCTTCCCCCAATGCGAACAGTCTTGGCATACGCCGGGGCGGTACTCATCAAACCGTGCGCACAAGTACGGACCTTGGATGCGGTCTGCCTTTTCCTGCGTAGCGTTAGGGTCGTAGTCGGGGTGCTTGCAAGAAATCTTGTGGATAGCCTTATCAGCATCACTGCAAAACTTAGCAATAGATAACCCAGCGCGCCATAGCGGCTCAGAAATATCTTCTTGGTTAGTCAGCACTTCGCCGATTTGAGCGCACCCCTTACCTGCGGCGGTCTTGATTACGATGTTACGAAACCGGCTTTCGTAGTTACCGGCTAACGCATCCATAAACGGGTCAGGCCCTCGTGGGGTGTACTTACTCGGGGGTGGGGGTAAGGCTGACGCATGGCTATCGATAATAGCTTTGAACGCCGCAAACGGTACAGGATCACTGGGTGAGCCTACGATACTCACAGGGGTGGGTGGAGTATCTTTGTAGTTGTGTGTGCCGGGAACGCGCAGGATACGTGCGGCGTCAGAGGTTACGGCTGGGTCAGCGCGCATGCCCTTGGCTTTGCATAGCGCCTTAAAGGTTTCGGCCACGGGCGTCCATGCTTCACGTGAAACAGGTTCGACTAGCGGCCAGTAGGCGTGGATACCCCTGCCGGAATTAACCAGCGTTGGGCGAGGTAGTTTTGTTTGTTTGCAAAAAGTTCTCAGCGCCGCCAGTGCGTCCGTTTGAGAGTCGTATTCTTTGGTAGGCCCACAATCTAAATCCAAAAAGAACGCACGTAGTTGTTGTACGTTGGGTGCTTCCCGAGACCCTGCCTCAGTAAACGTGCCCAATGCGTAGTACGCGTCGTAGCCTTCGCCATCAAAATTGTGGGCGGCATCAATTACAGATTCAATGGAGTCATAGAACTTCTGCACTCTGCGCGAGTCGGTTGAGCGGTTAGCCCATACACAGTAGTAACCATCATCTCCAAGGACTGTTTCTAAAAATGTTTTAGTGTCCATAGCCGCCGATGTTGTCGAAAAAAGCAGGGGTGGGTAGCTAGCCCACCCCCCCTAAAGTAGAGGTTAGTCGTCCCACTCGTCCACAATATCGGACAGGTCAGACTTCTCCTCAACTGCGGCGGCAGTTTTCTTTACGACCTTCATCGGCTCAGCAACTTCTTCGTCAGCAGTCGCGGCTTTTGATGCGGCCTTGGGCTTCTCGGCTTTCGGGGCTTCCACAAACAGGCTAGGCTTAGCGCTACCGGCAGGGATAACACCATCCATCTGTGACACGTTAAGCGTGATGGCTTTGATGGTATCGGCATGATCTTTCATCTCGATCATGTTGCGCAACTCAGCTTCTTCCAACGGACGGATAGCTTTGAACGCCAGTTTTGGTGTAGGGCTAGACGTATCAAAGCGCATCTCAGTCACGATACTGATTGCATGCGTGTTGTGTGCCTTGAGGTATCGACCGTAGGCTTGTAAGCCCATCTTGCCCTTCTCGGCATCGCCAAACACAGACGTAGCTGGCAGGGTCAACTGATAGACAGCGGAGCCTTCCAAATCACCCTCTAGCATAAGCGCCGTGCGCTGTTGGAATCGGCATGCACGACCTTCACCCGATGCGGCGGAGCCACGGATGTTTTGTTTGCAGTCCATGCAACGTGCTGACTGGCGTTGCTCTTCAGGCACTTGGGGGTCGGGTGTTTGCGTATCGCTAGACCAGCATACGGGCTTAGCCACTTCACCTTCGTTGTACGCGCCTGAAAAGAACATACGGCTGATGGGCGCGGCGTTGATAAGCACGACGTTCATAGCACGGTCTTCGTTCACACGCACTTCTTTACCGTTAAGTATCTCGCGGAATACACCGCCTTTGATACTGATGCGACGGTTCGTAGCGCCGCCGGATGAACCCGCCAATGTGTCGGTCAGGTTATCTTTTACGTCGCCCAGCAAAGCAAGGGCGGATGAGTTTTTAAATAATGATAGTTCGGACATAATTTTCTCCTTGGGTTACAGATCTTCTTCGGCGTCAAAATCAAGTTCAAGTTGGTTCGGGTCAACCGCATCAACTAACTCAACAGGTTCTTCTTTCGGTGTAGACGACAGCGCGGCTACCACCTTGGAAATAGAAAAGCGGTACGTGTTACCGATCTTCAGGTAAGCATGTTTTGGTATATGCCCCTGCCGTACCCACGCACGTATGGTTGATACGGATACTGAAAAATGTTTAGCCAACTCTTCGATTGGCACAAAAGGTTCGTTCATCACTTTCTCCTTACGGTTACGCTGTATTCGCTATCCACGTTTAGCCCCGGTGGTAGCAGGTCGGGGTTGGCTTCCAAGAACTCTTTAATGTTGGTCTGGTGCAAGCGCTCGTGCAGAAGCTGTGGTACGTTGTGTTCAACCACAAACTTCCCCATAGACTCCCAGTCGTTTGTCCAGTAGTTCCGCTTTACTGTGCGGAAGAACAAACCCTCGGAAGTTTTAACGCTATCCAGATTTTCTTCTTTGCAGTAGGCCAACAAAGCGGACTTGACTTTCGCCATCTTGCCTTTGAGCACTTTCTCTTCGGCCTCGTACGCACGCCGCTTCTCAGCTAGCGATGCGGTCATCTTCAGGTATGCCTTGACCAACTTGTCTGTCGGTACTCTTGGCTTGCTTTCTTCGGTCATTTCGTTCTCCAGTTGATGTTGGAATCTATATTATAGTGGTTAATTCTCCTTTATTCAAGTATTTCTTTGTAAAGATCAACTATTTTTGAGTGAACGTCTATTTTGTTATCTAATAACTTGTAAACGTGTCTTTCAGCAGGTGATCCGGCTAGCTGAACTACTGTGGACGGGTGACGTTGCCCCGAGCGGTGTACCCGAGCGTTGGCTTGGGCATAGGTTTCTAGTGACGGTGTTGGCCCCCACCAAACCACGGTGTTTGCGGCGGTGAGCGTTACCCCATGCGCGGCGGCTTGCGGTTGGATAACCATTACGCGGGGATCTTCTGTCTCTTGGAAGCGTTTAAATATGTCTGTACGCCGAGCCACTGGCACGTCACCGTTGATGACTTCGGTGGTTATACCGTCGGCAATCAGCTTCGCCGTTAAGATACTAATCACATGCTTGAACGGCACAAAGATCAAGACCTTCTGGCTGGCCTCTTCGATAACTTCTTTCAGCACCTTGTAGCGGTTGCTGATGTCAAACTCTAACGTCTCGCCCGTGTCGGAATACACAGCCCCACAACTGATTTGCAGTAGCTTGCTCATGTTGACGGCGGCGTTGACCGATGTGACTTCTTCACCGGCGGCTTGCATAATCATCTGCTTCTTTAACAGGGTGTAGTACTTCTGCTGTTGTTTTGTTAATTCGACTTGGCGGTTTACGTACGTCATCTCCGGCAGGTCTAAGCACTCGTCCTTGGTGTAGCGCAGTGCGGGTTGCAATGCTTGGAATACGGATTGGGTTGCATTCTCTTTGGGTACCCACCGGAAGTTCGTCAGCTTCACCATAACTTGATCGCGGAATGCCGAGAAGAACCGTGGTATGGCTTGTGGGTTAACCAGTTTTGCCAGTCCGTACGCATCCAATGGGGACTGCGCCGCTGGTGTGCCAGTCAGCATCCATAGCCATGTATCGGGTTTTAGTAAAGAGTTCAAAATTTTCCAACGTTTAGTCTGAACGTTTTTATATGCGTTAGCTTCGTCCACCACAATTAGGTCAAACCCTCCGTTGGCGATTTCATCTGATACCAGTTCCACGCCGTCAAAGTTAATGATGATAAATTCGGCGTTGCCCTTGATGATTGCGCGGCGCTTATCCTTGGCACCATAGGCAATGTCAACAGAACGGTGCATGGCAAACTTAAACAAGTCAGCGCGCCACGCCGAGTCCATGATAGACAGGGGGCAGATCACCAGTACACGCTTGATTCGGCGTTGCTTGAGCAGGTAGTCAGCCGCCCATATTACAGAGCCAGTCTTACCCGTACCTTGCTCGTTAAAACAAAATGCACGTTGGTTCAGGGTAAGGAACGCAGAGGTGTCCTTCTGATGGTCAAACGGTTTGTACTGGCCGGGCCAGTCGTACGCCCCAAGGATGGGGGATGGTATGCCACGAATCTTCAGGTTGCGTAGCACCTTGGCTTCATCTAAGCCCCACTTAACAAGTACTTTGTTATTGGGTAGTTCTTTACTTTTTGGTATCACCGTGGTCACTCTTTGTGGGTGACGCAACGTAAGCAACAGTGCCTTGTTATCGATTATTTCCACTTCGTACTTTCGTTTTTGTAAAGCCCAGTAGGCAGGAAGCGGTGTGCGTCCTACCTACGTATATCTGTCTGGGTGCCAGCTCCCGACCCGTAAATCATCGGAGACAGTCGTACTGGCTGGTGTAGTTTAAAGGGGCGACATTTCAACGCCCCGACCGCCCCACCCACACCTTACGGGCGATCTATTTCCAATACTCTAGTCCAAGACTAGATGCACGTCAAGCGGGTTTCTTCCCGTTGCGGCTACGATTTTTTGCTTGGCT